GCCAAAATTAACTCTGATTACCGTAAAGTCTTCACAAGTCCTGAAGGACAACGGGTCATTCAGCACTTAATGAAAGAATGTGGGATACTTAATCCTAGGTTAACCACAGAACCAAGTTTGCTGCTCGTCAAGCAGGGAGAACAGCGTGTTGTGTACTCCATACTTAAGATGATCGGTAAAGATCCAATAGAACTACAGAATGAAATTCAACAATCACTCCAAATACAAAGAATAGAACAAAATGAAAAGAATATTACTGATGTCTGATGCTGCCGCTGGCGGCGGTGCTGCAGCAGGTGCTGCAAGTGGAACTGTGTTAACAACACCACCTTCTGGTGGAGCTGGTGCAGGTGCGGCTGCTTCTGGTGCAGCAGGTGACTGGAAAACAAGTCTCCCTGATGACTTGAAAAACGAACCAATGTTTGCGAATATCAAAGATATTCCTACACTGGCAAAAAGTTATGTCAATGCTCAACGTCTTGTTGGGGCTGATAAAATCGCACTTCCTCAGAAGAACTGGACTGAAGCTCAGTACGCTGACTTCTTCAAAGCTATTGGTCGTCCTGATGCGCCGGACGGTTATAGCTTTAAGGTGGAAGCTGATAAGCTTCCCAGAGGCTTCAACATTGACGATGGCAAGTTGAAGGCTACCAAGGAATTTCTTCACAAGTCTGGCTTGACTGATAAGCAAGCCAATGACGTGCTGAAGTACTATCTCGACTCAACTTCTGGAGAATATGTTAGTGCACTCCAGCAACGTGAGGCACAACGTACCCAGGCCATTGCTGAACTCAAAACTGAGTTTGGTGAAAAATACGAAGCCAATCTCGATGTGGCTCGGTCTGTGCTTCGTAAGTTTGGTGATGACAAACTCATTGCCACTTTGGAAGCCACTGGCATGGGTGACAATCCGCAAATGATTCGATTGTTTGCCAAACTCGGAGAAGCACTTCTTGATGACACTGCTCGTGGTGATGGTGCTGGCCTGGTCGTCGGCGGGGCGGCTGAAGCTCAAGCTGAAATTAGCAAACTTCGTGGCGATGCTGATTTCCAACGTCGTCTCATGAACCGTGGTGTTGGACATCAGGAAGCGGTTGAACAATGGGCTGCTCTCCACAAGAAAGCATATCCTGAGAAAAAACCGTAAATTTATCTTGACTTCATGGTAGTTTTGTGTCATAAGAATCTTAACTGTGCGGGCAACCACGCAAGTGATCCACACTACCCAAATGAACTTTGGCAGTACGGACTGATCTCCGTAGGCAGAATCCGCAAGGACAACTCTTCCGTTAAGTGCTAGATTAACTTTTAACATTAACTGAAACATGTCTCAACAGATTGATACAGCCTTAGTACAGACGTACCGATCGAACATTGAGATCAAGTTCCAACAGATGGGTTCTCGCTTGCGCGATACTGTGCGCCTCGAAACCCAGCACGCTGAATTTGATTACTATGATCGTATCGGTCCTGTCGCTGCTACTCAAGTGCTGACTCGCGGTGCAGACACTGTTTACCAGGAAACACCCTTCGATCGCCGCAGGATTTCCATGGTGGACTACGATTGGGCGGATATTATTGATCGGAAAGACAAGCTCCGTATGCTTGCCGACCCGACCAGTTCTTATACGCAGAACGCGGTGTACGCAATGGGCCGTGCGATTGATCAAGTGATCATTGCTGCTGCTCTTGGTCCTGCTTACACTGGCAAAACGGGTGCAACTACCGTAACATTTCCTTCTAGCTCGCAGATCGCTGCGAACTACGTTGAATCTGGAACGGCGACGAACTCGAACCTCACCATCGGCAAACTTCGGTATGCGAAATATTTGCTGGAGAGCAAGGAAGCGATTATGGACAATGAGCCTATCTGGGCCATTGTTTCTGCTTCCCAAATCCAGTCTCTTTTGCGAACCACTGAAGTCACCTCGGCCGATTACAACAGCATTAAGGCTCTCGTGAACGGCACGGTTGATACGTTCATGGGCTTTAAGTTTGTGAGGACTCAGTTGCTTACCACGAGCACGGGAGCTAATCTCCGTGACTGTCTGTTCTATCCTCAATCTGGTATCACTTGCGCTATGGGCAATGAACTGGTTGTTCGGGTGGACGAACTTCCTACCAAACGTTACAGTGCTCAGGTGTACTGCTCTGGCACATTCGGTGCAAGCCGCATGTGGGAGGAGAAAGTACTCCAAGTAATCTGCGACGAAACCAAATAACTGTTATGGCCTACCGCATCAAAATTGAACGTGTGGACGATGGTGCATCTGAAGAAGGTGGCAGTATTCGCCAGACTTCTGGCAATAATGCCACTCCTACTACGGGTGAAACTCGTACCACAACTGTCGTTCAGATGTCGGAGGCTCAACGGAATGGTCTTTTCACTTACATTGGATTACTCCAACGTGGTGCGACGACTTCCTCTATTGAGACTGCCATCATCGCGGCAGAGTAACGGAAAGGAAATAAATTATGTCTGCAATCACACTCACACAAAATTCGCAGCAATTGGCTGATGGGAACGGTGTTCCGCTTACGTACTTGCGTGCCAATGAACTTGGCGGGCGGGTTCGTCATGCGTTCTTCTACTTCGCTCCTGCGTCCAATGTGGCTGCTGGTCAGGTAATTGGCCTTTGCCGATTGCCTGTTGGTGCACGAATCGTTGAAGGCAAATTGCTCTCCAATGGTGCAGTCTCTACGGCTGTCGCCAATGTTGGGCTTATTGCTGCTGACGGTTCTGGTATTCCTGATGCAAATACCTCGGATTATGACCCTGGCAATGGGCAAACCGTGGTTAGTGCCGATAGTGGCACTTTCTTTGCAACTGGACTCACAATCGCCACGGCGGGAAGTTACAACTTCGCGGATACGATTGCCAATAACAATGGCTACGTACTCCAAAAAGATTGTTACATCGCTGCGACCCTCGGCACGGCTGGTATGACTGGTGGGACTCACGTCCTGCAAGGACATGTCACCTACGTCCTCGACTAAACGGTCAGTATGAACGTTATGCCTGCTCAAGCTAACAACTTGAGCAGGCTTTTCCTATGAATAGCAATATAGATATTTGTAACTCGGCACTAACCAAAGTCGGAGCCTCCCTGATCAACTCATTTGCGGATGGTACTCCAACTGCAAATATCTGTGCGGCGCGATATGACGCTTGCCGCCAATCAGTGCTTCGTTCTCATATTTGGAATTGTGCCACTAAACGTGTAGTTCTTGCTGCACTTACCAGTACGCCTGCTTATGGTACTGCTGTTCAATTTCAGCTTCCTGCGGACTGTCTTCGGGCTTATCAGGTTAACGATTTCTTTCGTGATGATTGGTGGAGAGTAGAAGGAAGACTACTTCTCGTAACCGATGTCTATACATCTGAATCTTCTGTAAATCTTAAATACATTTATGACTTACAAGCTGTTGGGACCATGGACATTCTTCTTGCCGAAGCGATTGCCGCCCATCTTGCGTGGGACATTTCTTTCAAACTTACTCAATCACTTCAGCTTAAGCAGGAATTGGCAACTGAATTAAAGCTGGCTATTTCCCGCGCCAAACTTGCAGATTCTCAAGAATCTTCTGTTCGAGTTCTTACAGCAGACACAATTCTCGATGCTCGTCTTGCCAGTACCACTGGTACTGATATTGACAATAATACTCTTGATGATGCACCGTATGGAACACCAGCGTCAAGTTTTCCTAATGGCTGACCATGGACGGATTTCCAATACAAACTAATTTCACAACAGGGGAAGTTTCTCCTCTGTTGCTGGGTCGTGTTGATATTAGTAAGTATGCAAATGGGGCTGCCAAACTTGAAAATTTCTTAGTTAAACCTCAAGGCGGTATCGTACGTCGCCCAGGAACACGCTACATTGGTGCCACACAAAACAACACTCAATCACGCTTAATTCGATTTGAGTTTTCCAATATTCAAGTCTATATGATTGAATTTGGAGTTGGCTATCTTCGCATCATTGCTAATGGTGCCTTTGTTACTTCTGGTGGAAATCAAATTGTATTAAGCACTCCTTATCAGGCTGCAGATTTAGAATATCTAAAATATACTCAGTCTGCTGATCAACTTTTTATCACTCATCCAAACTATCCACCGATGGTGCTATCTCGTTATAGCAGCACTAGCTGGACATTTGCTAATATTCAATTTACGGATGGTTTGGAAAAAATTTCCATAGACGGTCCGTATCTCGATGTAGATACTCGTAACTACACGATGAGTTTGATCGGAAGTATCAATACTCAGCAAATAACTTCTACA